TTGGCCCGACCCAAGAACCAGATCCCCACCTACAAACTCCACGGAACCACAGGCCTGGCCCGCTGCTGGGTCAACGGCAAGTGGGTCAGTCTCGGCAAATACGGCTCGCCGGAAAGCCGCAGCGAGTTCGCGCGGATCCTGGCCGAACTCGCGACCGGTTCCGCACTCGCCGCATCGGCCCCGCACCGCGCGCCCAAGCTCGTTACGCTCGACGAACTCTGTCTCGCGTTCTTCAAGCACGCCCAGCTCCACTACCGGCGCGCCGACGGCACCGTCACGGGCGAGGTCCGCGAGTTCAAGTACGCGATCCGCTTCGCCCACGAACTGTACGGGGCCAAACCCGCGGTCGAGTTTGGCCCGCTCGCACTCGAAGCGGTGCGCCACAAGATGGTCGAAGCGGGTTGGGCCCGCGCCCTCGTCAACCGCCGCGTCGAGCGCATCCGGCGAGTCTTCAAATGGGGCGTGTCCAAGGAACTGGTGCCCGTCACCACCTATCAGGCCCTGCGCGCCCTTCAGGGCCTGCAGCGCGGCCGCACGAAGGCCAAAGAGAGCCCGCCGGTTAAGCCGGCCCGACTCGCGCACGTCGAAGCCGCGCTGCCGTTCATGAACGACCACGTTCGCGCGCTGGTCCAGTTCCAGCTTTACACGGGGTGCAGGCCCGGCGAAGCGTGCATGCTCTCAATGGACCAGATCGTAGAAGAGCAGGGCGTGTGGCTCTTCCGACCCAGCCAGCACAAGACACGCCACCGCGATCGTGAGCGGGTGATCGTCATTGGCCCGCGGGCTCGCGCCGTGTTGGAGGAGTTCCTTCGGGTCCACTCCTGGTCCGTGAACCTGCCCTTGTTCAACCCCGCCGTCGCCGAAACCGAGCGCCAGGCCGCGCGCACCGCGGCGCGGAAGAAGGTCTGGCGGTCCCAACCGCGCGTCAAGAATCGCAAGGTTCAGGCCCCGCGCGCCTACTACACGACGACCGTTCTCGCGAACAACGTCCGCCGCGCGTGCGATCGGGCCGGGGTTCCGCGCTTCGCGCCCAATATGATCCGGCACTTGTTCGCGACCGAGGTGCGCCGGGACCACGGGCTCGAGGCCGCACAGGTTCTGCTCGGGCACTCGCGCGCGGACGTGACTCAGGTTTACGCAGAGCGCGATCTGGCACGAGCGCTACAGGTGGCCCGCGAAGTGGGTTGACCACTCGCGGTCGCCAAACATTCCAAAAAAATCTTGGTCCGAATACTCCGGTTGTGAGGCCGTAGGCGGACCATAGAGGGCGCCCGTGTTGGGGCGCTCTCACCGACTGAATAGCTACTGGATAGGCACTTGAATTAACATCATGCCGCCTTTGCGTTTCTTGACGCCTCTATTACGCTCCATTGTGTCGCGATGATGTGTATCCTGTCGCACCGTGTCATATCTCGGCCATCTCTTCACATTTGCTGCTCCTCGTGACTAACAGTGCTTACTAGCACTTCGCAGCACTTCCACGGTACTTGCCCAGCGCCGATAAGCGTGCATAAATGATGTGTCTCAACACAGGAGGCTCTTTATGTCCGCCAAGGCCGAGTTGATTATTGCCGACATGGATGGATTGAAAGTCGATGCTACTACACTTCACCGGCAACAACTTATCAAGCCACTTGCTGAACTCGTCGAGGCTCTCACCGACGAGGGGCTTATCAGCATGAAGGACGCGGCCAAACTTTACGGCCGCAAAACCAATTACGCGACCGTTCGCCGCCACTGCCTTGACGGGATCGTCTTACCCGACGGTACCCGCCTTCACCTCGAGCACATCCGGCTGGCCGGTTCGATCGTCACCTCCAAACAGGCCGTCATCCGCTTTATCGCGGCGCAGAACGAGACTCCTCCGGTCTCGGGTCAGATCCGCAATCGCGAGACTCCCGCGCAGCGCACTCGCGCCCAGGCAGCCGCTAGCGCTGAATTGGGCGCTCTCCTCGGCGCGAACTGATTCGCTCGTTTCATCCTGACTCACACCCCAGGCAGAGTTCAATCGTGGTACGGCTCGCTCAAGTCGCAACGGATTCCGCCCCTTCGTCGCCTCCACCGTGTGGCGATGTCGATGGGATCGAGGCCCTTGGCGAGCCGTTCTCGACCTACGCGAAGTTGCTCCTCGCGTTCGACGACGCGAACCGCGACCACCACGTTGCGCTCATCAACGGCACCGCAACCGAGCGCGCTAGGGCCGAACTTCGGCGGGACAAGTGCCAGGCCGACATCGTGTCGTTCCAGCATCACCGCGCGAACGCGCTCCTGATGGACCTCCGTTTCGCAAAGATGTGGTCTCCGGCGGCGCTCGAACTGTATTTGTACCCCGCGTTTCGCGATCAACTCGCATCACAAGAGATCCGCATCAAGGAACTCGAAGACGCCCTCCTTCAACTGGCTTCGCACGTCGGGGCCATAACGAAGACCCGCTCATCATGAATATTCGCGACGAGGTGTCAGCAAGACTCGCGCAGCCGAGGCCCGAGGTGAAACTTCATCGCCCCGACGAACCTGCGGCCGTGCCCAAGCTTGCTCTTAATGTCATTCCTTTTGCTGGCAGGAGGATACAGACCATGCAGTACCTTGTCCCGGGCCGTATTCCCCTTGGCAAGCTCATTCTCTGTGGCGCGCGCGGCGGTAGCGGAAAGAGCACGCTCTGGCGCGCGATCGCGGCCGACATCTCCGCGGGCCGCTGTGCGCTCGGTCTCTCCTATCCTGATCCCGTTCGCGCGAAGGTGCTCTTCTTCGCCTCGGAAGACGGTGCCGACGATACCGCGCTTCCGGGGCTTCTTGCGGCCCAAGCCGATTTGCTTCGCGTTGCCTTTGTCGACGGTGTCGAGCGCGGCCCTTGCAAATCCGAGTTCATGCTCACCCCGGATCACATCCGAGTTCTCCGCGAACGACTCGAACAGTCCCCCGACATTAAGCTCGTTATCTTCGATCCGATCGCGTCCTATGTGGGCCGCGCCAAGGTCGATGACCATCGTGCGAGTGAGTTGCGATTAGTACTTGATCCCTTGAGTGAGTTGGCAGAATCCAAAGGCGTCACGATCGTGATGATCGCGCACCTCAATAAGTCCACTGGCGACGCCGTTGACCGCTTCGCGGGGAGTGCCGCTTACCGTGACACGGTTCGTGCAGCGTATGCCGTCTCTGAAGATCCCGAAGATTCTAGTAGGAGGCTCTTCATGCCCGTCAAAGAGAACCTGCCCGGGTTCGACCGTTCCACGATCCCCTTTTCCCTCGTTCCGCTCACCGATGCTGAAATGGATGCTTTTTTTGCAGCTCCCGAGTGCCACCATCTTAATGCCACCGATCGGCAGACACTTCGCTCTCAATTGCGCCGCGTCAAATTCGACCCACCTCGCACCGTCGATCCCAATCAGGCGATGAAGCCCCCAACCCGCAAGGAGTCGGGCACCGGATCGGATAATGGCCAAACCAAGCTCGACCGGTGCAAAGAGTGGCTCCGGAACTTCCTGCAGAAGTACGCTTACCCCTCCAGTGAGATCGCCGAGGCCGGGCGCGCCGAGGGCTACACATTCGACAACCTCAAATTCGCCAAGGCCCGGCTCAAGGAGGAAGGGGTCATTTCTCACAGTAATTCCGTGTACACACCCGGCGCTTGGTGGTCCGGTCCCGGTCCCTGCCATACCTGGAAGCCGCGACCGGAATTACCCGACTTCCGGGGCGACGAATAGGGACTGGGGTACTCGACACACCACACCCCATACCCCAGCCGGTACCCCACCACTCCACTAGTCCCTCCTCCGCCTATCAACTTGCTTATATAATATATATAATATAATAATATATGTAGTGTAGTGGTGGTGTGGTGCCAGGGGTGGGGTACCCCCTGGTTCAGTACCCCAGTCCCTCCCCTGTTGCGCTCCTCCTTCCGGAGCGCTATCGTGACTTTACGCCCCTCGCTTTTGAGACCACGATGAAGCGACTCACCGACGAGCAGCGCGCGCTGGTCGAGCAGTTCTTGCCGATGGCCCGACAGATCGCGCGGAGCGTGTGCCGGAACTGCAAGCACCTCCGTGCCGACGTCTGCTCCGACCTCTTTCTCGAGCTTTGCGTTTACGCCCGGAACTATGACCCTTCGCGCGGCGTGCCGTTTCTGACGTACACCTACACCGGCATGTTGCGATACGCACTAGAACAGCGCGAGAAAACATTCTCCAACGGATTCGCCGGTACTCTGCGGGCTGATCGATACCAGCGCGTTCCGGTCGTTCACCTGAGTTACTCGCGCCAAGAAAGTGACAGCGAGCCGACGCCGCTCTCGGCCACCATCCCGAGTCCTTACGACTACAGCACGTGGTCCCTGGCGGACGATCAGGCCGTTACCCCCGTTCCGACCAAGCGCAAATGGCGCCGCGACTACCCGACCGGTGTCCGCTACGTCAAGCGCGGGGTCTACCAGGCGCGCTACTGGCTCGGTAGGCCCGTGGGTTTCGTTAACCTTGGTACTTTTGCGGAGTCAAAGTACGGGTCCAACGACGACGCCATTAGCGCCGCGTCGCATGCCTACCGCGCGTTCCAGGCCCATTACCGCTCTGGTGTCCCCGGCCGCGACGTGAGCGACACGATTGCGCACCTCAAGGGCCTCGGTATCATCCCGCAGCCGAGTCACGCGGGCGGCCGGCCCCGCACCAAGTTGGCCGCATAATCAGCACACTGGTGAGATCTGCTGTGACCAAACCCAAACCGCCCAACGCCGGTAAGGGCCGCAAGAAGGGCACCCCGAACAAGTTCACCGGGACCGTCCGCGAGGCCGTGCTCGCCGCATTCGGCAAGCTCGGTGGCGTCCGCTGGCTCGTGAAGCTCGGCCAGACGAACCCGGTGGAGTTCGCGCGACTGCTCGGCCGCCTGCTCCCGCGCGAAGTGTCCGTCACCAGTTCCTCCGCCACGTCCCCGCCGCCCGCGCTCTCGGACCCGAAGGTTCTGGCGGCCGCACTCGCGCTCGACGAGATTTGCGATGAAGTGTCTCACGCCCTTGGCTCTGGCGCGGCTGACGCACCCGCACTACAAGTGGGCGAAGTTCCACCACGCGCTCCAGGGGAACCTGTTGAAGCTCCTGGCGAAGCAACTGACGCTTCCGAACGGGCAGCCGTGTCGCCGTTTGATGATCCAGACCCCGCCGCAACACGCTAAGAGCCTCATCGCGTCCCGGCTGTTCCCCCCGATCGTCTTCGCGCAGGACCCGAGCGCGAAGCTCATGCTGCTCTCTTACGGCAGCGAACTCGCGTCCGGCCACGGGAGCGTGGCGCGGGACTATGTCAACGAGTTCCGCGACCACATCGACCCGTCCGGGCGGCTCCAGGTGCGCCGCGACTCGAACGCGAAGAACAACTGGCGCACCACGTCCGACGGGCACATGTACAGCGCTAGTATCCAGGGCACTGTGACCGGGCGCGCCGCGACCGGTATTCTCATCGACGATCCATTCAAGGGCAGCGAAGATAGTGGAAGCATACGAATAAGAGATAAAGTTTGGGACACGTACAGCGCCGCGGCCGAAACGCGCCTCACGCCCGACGGGTTCGTGGTGCTGATCGGTACGCCCTGGCACCCGGACGACCTGTTCGGCCGGCTCCTGGCGAACGAAGCGGACCAGTGGGTGCGGCTGCGGTTCCCGGCGATCGCGGAGGCCGACGACGCGCTCGGGCGCGCCGAGGGCGAGGGGCTGTTCCTCTCGAAGTACAGTCAGGACTGGTACGAGGCGAAGAAGCGCGCGTTCGAGCTGCGCGGCCAGTCGCACATCTGGGACGCGCTGTACAACTGCTCGCCGACGGGCGACGGCTCCTTGCGCGCCTTCCCCGACGAGTATTTCGGCCCGTGGATGTGGGCCGAGGAGCTACCGTTCACGTCGCGGAACGTCGAGCAATTCCGTGTGTTGAGCCTTGACCCGAGCAAGAGTAAGACGGGCAAGGCCGGCGACTATGGCGCGTTCTGTGACCTATCGCTGTTTTCCGACCGGCACCTTTTCGCCACGATGCACCTCGCGCGCGAGCCGCTCCCCGCACTGTACGCCCGAGCGGTGGCGATTGTGGGCGCCGCTAAGCGCGAGGGGCGCCCGTACCGGCGGTTCATCATCGAGTCGAACCAGTTCCAGGAGGCCGTCGGGCTCGCGATCCAGGAGCGGCTCAGCGCCGCGGGCCTGGATGTGCCGATCGACCTGCACATGACACCCTCGGACCAGAGTAAGCACGCGCGCATTCAGGTGGACCTGGGGCCGCTCCTCGCGCAGAAGCGCCTGCACTTCGTCGGGCAGACCGTGTCGAACAAGTTGACCCTTCAGCAGATGAAGGAGATCCCCAACGGCGCGCACGACGACGGCCCCGACGCGGTCAGCATGGCTACCCAAGCCCTCAATCTCCTCCTCACCGGCACAAAGCGGCCCGGCGAAACCAAGGTACTCCGGACGTAGCCGCCCGCACTTGCGCTCCGACGCGCAACGGCGTAGCATCCAGTATTACCGCGCGCAACAGGGCACGTGTCCCATGTCGTTCTGGGCCAAGCTCAACCCGGTCAACTGGTTCCGCGGGACGCTGAAAGAGGCGTCCCAGTCGGACATCTACGGCACGCCCGTCTCGGATTACGAACTCAACACGTGGAACGGCCGCCCACTCACCCCGGTCTGGGGTCCGGAGCTGTTCCCGGACAAACTGCAGACCGTTCGCACGCTGCAGGAACTGAACCGCGTCCGGCACGTCTCGCGATTCCTCTACGAACGGAACCCGAACGCTTCCGGTGGCATCAACGGCATGGGCCGCTACGTCATCGGGTGCGGCAGCGCGCAGGACGTTCAGAGCACTGAGCCGGAGAAAGAGCCCCCGGAGCAACTGGCAAAGGCCATCCGCGCGCTGCTCGACGAGTTCAAGAAGGCGTGCCGCTGGAAGATCGTGGAGCGCGAGATCTACCGTCGGTACCTGACCGACGGCGAGTGCTTCATCCAGCTCACGCCTATGGACGACGGCATCACCGCGCTCAAGTTCATCGAGCCGGACTCGATTGTTCCGCCCGAGGGCCAGTCGTTCGAGGGGCCTTGGTCCTGGGGCATCCTGACGAACCCGGACCGGCCCGGCGTGCCCGTGGCGTACAACGTGCGGGACTACGCGACGAACACCGAGCGCCGCATCCCCGCACAGTTCGTCTTCCACCTGAAGCGCGGAACGAACCTGAACCAGAAGCGCGGGCTGCCGGCGCTCACCTCGTGCATGGACGAGCTCCAAGGCGGCGACAAGTTGCGCCACGCTTCGCGCGAGGGCGAGAAGGTCCGGGCGAGCATCGCTTACGTTCGCCAATTCGCGCAGGCCCCGGTCGGCACGGTCCGCGGGCTTCAGGCGGAAAGCGCTTCAGGTACCGTCACGGTTTCGACCCAGAACGGCACGCGGGACGTCGTATACCAGCAGATCGAACCCGGCACCGTTCAAGACATCCCCGAAGGCCTCGAGTACCAACCACCGCCCCCGTCGCCCAACGCCGATGCAGCGGCGATCAGCGTCAAACTCTCCCTCGAAGCAACCGCGGCCGCGCTCGAAGCGCCGTACTGGCTCATCTCCGGGGACTCGACCGCGTCGTCTTACGCCTCCAGCCTGACCGCCGAAAGCCCGTTTATCAAGCTCGTCGAGGGCGAACAGTCGGTGCTGGCCGAGTACGTGGACGACGTGCTCACGGCGGTGATCGAGATCGCCGCGGAGCAGGAGCGGGACAACGTACCGGTGGACGTGCTCGACCAGATCGACCTGCACGTGAATTACACGGTTCCCGTCGTGCGCCAGAAGCTCGACGAGGCACAGCGCAACGAGATCCTGCGGAAGGCGAAGATCAAGAGCCCGCAGACGATCAGCGCGGAAGAAGGCCTGGATTGGGAAAAAGAGCAAGCCAACTTCGCCGCGGCCGGACCGTCGCCCGAGGAGCAGGCCGCCGAACACGCCGCGGACCTGGCCGCCAAGCAACCGCAGACCGCGGGCGGCCAGATGAAGCGCGAACAAGGGAGCGCCGCGTAATGGGCCAGCTCGTTGAAACCACGCTGTGGGAAGACAAACAGGCCCCGGCCAACGGTGTACTGCCGAACGTGAAGATCCTCGGGCAGAAGAGCCGCAACAAGCGGTTCTACACCGAGGACGCGATGAAGGGCGCCGTCTCGCTCTACGAGGGCAAGGCGGTCTACATCTCGCACGCCGGCGAGAAGGTCAAGCACCGGCCCGCAACCGAGCGCTTCGGCCGGCTCAAGAACGTCCGGTTCGAGCCCGGCAAGAAGGAGCTGCGCGGGGACCTGGTGTACCTGGAATCGCAGGCACAGATCACCGCCATGCTCAAGGAAGACATGGAGCGCGGCCTCAACTTTTTCGGCCTGTCGCACGTCGCGGACGGCCACTGGCACCTAAAAGAGGGCGTCAAAGTCGTGACCAAAATTGACAAGGTGGACTCGGTGGACCTCGTGTCCGATCCCGCGACCGCGACCTCGCTGCGCGAACAAACGGACGTCACCCAGGTGACCGACGAGTTCGAGCAGTCGGTACTGGCCGTGCTCAACGACGAGGCACTGGACACCGCGGGCAAGAAGGCGAAGTTGCAAACGCTGAGTGGCGCTGCGGCAGCTGCACCCGTTGTACCCGCCACGCCGGTGAAGGAGCAGACCGAAACCGACCCGATCAAGGCGCTCACCGAACAGGTGTCGAACCTCACCAAGACCGTCGCGTCCCTTCAACAGAAGCCGAAGAAGTACGTCACCAGCGCGCAATCGCAGGCGACCACGCTCCAGGAGCAGACCGACACGACGCAGACGCAACTGGACGCGCCACCGAAGGACAAGGCCGCGCTCAAGAAGTGGCTGCGGAAGTAACACCGAACCAGTTATTAACATCTCGTTGGTAACTGACCACATAACCCCGTTCACGCTCCTGGAGACGAACCGTGGCAGACGCGAAGTACAGCAACGCCGGACGCCTCATCAGCGGCATGCCGCAACCGAAGCGCGTCTCCGGTACCGTCGCCAGTGCAATCTACGCCGGCGACTTCCTCATCCTCGCCTCCAACAAGGCGAGCCCCGCCAGCGCGCTCGCCGACGCGGGCACCAAGGCGCAGAACCAGGAGGCCGGGCACGACGTGTTCCTGGGCGTGGCGATGGACGCCAAGCTCGCGGGTGACACGCGCGACGTGCTTATCGCGAGCCGCGGGGAGTTCAAGTACCCGTGCGCCGCGCTCGGTTCCGCGTCCGATCCGGGTGCCTACGTCGGCATGGCTGGGACTGGCGCGGGCGGGGCCGACGGACTGGCGGACCAGATCGTTGAGATCGTCGCCACCGCGAACCTCGCGATCGGGCGGCTCAGCCGGCGCGCCGAAGTGGGCGCCACCGAGTTGTTCTTCGAGCTGGCCGGCACCCTTACGACCACGCACGCCGGCCCGCAGACGATGGCGTAACCGCACAACTACCGAGACTGGAATTCCAGTTTCGACACTTGTTCAACCAACACACCGCTCCGAGGTACTTCCGCGATGGCTCACCTGGCCCACAAGCTCAAGCAGATCCTTGAGCAGAACATGAACGAAGGGCGCGGCCTGGCGGGATACCGCGGGCAGTTGCGCGAGATGTTCGGCATCACCGAGGACGACAACGGTTCGCCGTTCCTCAACCGCGCCGAACGCCTCATCGACCCGCTGCAACTGGACGCGCGCGAAATCGCGATCGCGTTCCTCGGGCGCGAGGTCGGGGGATCGGACATCCGCCGGGCGTTCGCGCTCCGGGAACAGTACGGCTCGTTCTCCGAGGCCGAAGGCGCGGTCGTGCTGCCATCGCACTTCGCGAAGATCAGTGCGTTCACCGATACCGTCGCGGGCCTGGTCGATGCGCTCACGATGGAGGCGTACACGGCGCCCGAGTTCATCGGCGACTCGCTCATGGAAGTGAAGCAGGAGCGCGTCAACGGCGGGAAGATGATCGGCGTCATGAACGACGGGAACGTGTCCGGTGACCTACTGGACGGGGAGCCATTCCCGACGGTGGGCCTGAAGGAAACCTACGTCGAGGTGCCGGACAACCAGCGCTACGGGAACGTCATCCAGATCAACGAGAAGACGTTCATCTACGACCGCACCGACATGCTGGAATCGGCCTGCAAGAACGCCGGAACCGCGGTCGCGCGCAACAAAGAGGTCCGGCAGGCCGACTGCGTGCTGGGCGTGACGAACACGTACAGCCGCGACGGGAACGCCGCCAACACGTACCTGGCGGCCGCGGGTGAGATCCCGAACAACTACGTCAACTCGTCCACCAACGAGCTGACGAACTACGCGAGCATCGACACCGGGTTCCAGATCCTCGAAGGCAACACGGACCCCGGGACCGGGTTCGAGATCACCGTACCGGCCCCGCAACTGCTCGTGATGCCGCAGCGCCAGATGAACCTGGAATCGGTGCTGTACCCGGAGTTCATCCGGCGCGCCACCGACGCGGGCAGCACGCTGACCCAGACCCAGCGCAGCCTGATCCGGCCGATCAACCCGGTGATCCTGAGCCGCATCTGGTACAACCGCCTCATCGCGGCCGGGGTGTCCACCACGAACGCGCCGGCCCGCTGGTACATGGGCGACCCGAAGCGCGCGTTCCGGTACCGCCAGATCATCCCGTTCCAGGTCAACAGCGCCCCGCTTTCGAGCGAGGACGCGCGCCGGGAAATCGTCGGCATCTGGGTAGCCCGCGAACACGGAGTTCCGTTCACGAAAGAGCCGCGGTTCATGTACCGCGGCACCAAAGAGTAAAGGTGATCGATCCCGGCACCCCTGGGGTTAATGAATTAACTCGTGGACAGCGTGGCACTTCGGACGAGGTCTCGTGATGCCTTCCGTCGCCGACAACCTGAACGCCACCATCGCCGGGTACGCGGCCGCGCTCGCCGCGGACTCGGTGAACCCGCAACCGTCCTACGAACTGGACGGGAAGCGGGTTGACCGGAACCAGTGGCGCGAGGGCCTGCAAAAGCTCATCGACGCCCTGCAGAAGACCGTGAACGCTCAGGCACCCTACATCGTGTCCACGAAGATGGTGCTGTGATGGCGCTGGACCTGTCCGGGGACTGGGCTCTGATCGACGACCCGATCACCGTGACCTACGAGGCGCGCCTCACCGAGAACACGTACAGCGCGCCGACCAGCGTCGAATACGCCCAGCGCAACGACGTGACCAAGGAAGACCTCGACGCCCTCAGCGCGTTCATAAGTAAGGGGCTTTTGCAGAAGGACGCGACGGTCTTCCACCTGTGGACGGCAAAGTTGAACGGCACCGTCCCCGCGGTCAAGGACCGGGTGACCTACGCGGGCGAGAAGTGGACGGTACAGATCGTGGGCATCCGGGACCGTGACGCCAGCGGTCCGCAGCGGTACCGGCTCGTGTGTTCCAAGTTCCAGGGGTAGCCGTGCTCCTGCTGTTGGCCGCGATGGGTGAGGAGAAACCAATGGCGCTAAACCTGAACGACCGGCTCGCGGTGATGCGCAGCAGCGCGATGCAGGCCCGGTGCGAGGCCGCCGTCGCGAAGTACGCGCTCTACCTGCTCGGGAACGGCGGGTCCACCGTGAACCAACTGGCGTGGGCGCGCGAGGCGATCCGCGCAACGGCGTCCGTCGGCTCGCAGGTGAGCTACCACGTGCTCGACGACACGAACTTCCTCGCGGGCGGGTCGGACATCACCGACACGCAACTGCAAGGGGCAATCGAGACGGCCGTGCAGACCCGGTTCATTGCGAGCTCGTAATGGGGATCGCGAACGTCCAAAACGCGAGCAACTCGACCGGGTCCGGTGCGTCCCTGGTGGTCACCGTGGCCGCACTGACCGCGGGCAACGTGATTATTGTGTCCGGTCGGATCGCGAACGAGGGGCTCACGCTCACACCGTCCGCCACGGGGGTGACGTTCTCAACGCTCGTAGGCCCCACGAACCACTCCGGCGCGCCGAACATCCGCGCCTACCTGTGGCTGGGCGTGGTGAACACGGGCGGGGCCACAAGCGTCACGCTCACACTGAGTTCGAGTACGGACGCGATCAACTGTTGGGTTTCAGAATTCTCCGGGGTGGATACCGTCAGCCCCCTGGACCAGTCGACGACAGCGCAGTCGAGTGCCACCGGGACCAGTGGCAACATCACGGGGACGGTAACGACGACCCAGGCCGACGAACTGTTAATCGCGCACTACGCGCTGAGCGGGGCGTCCGCCGGGAGCAGCCCCGGGAGCGGGTACACGACGATCATCGCGAGCGGAGGGAACCGGGCGTCTCTCGGTGAGTACCGCATCGTGGCAGCCACCGGGAACTACGACTGCCCGTTCAGTTGGACGACGTCGCGAGACTGGGTAGTTCAGTTCGCGACCCTCAAGGCGGCATCCTCGGTTTCGATCGTCCCGTTGATCGTTCACCACCGCAAACAGCAGGAGATGAGCTGATGCCGATCTACCTGCGCCAGAGCACCGCATCACAAGAGGTTCCGCTCGGGTACTTCGTGTCCTCGACCGACGGCGTGACGCCCCAGACCGGGCTCACGATCGCGAACACGGACATCAAGCTGTGGGCGAACGGTGCGACCACGCTGGCCAACAAGAACAGCGGCGGGGCTACACATATCGCGGGCGGCGTGTACTACTGCGTCCTCGACGCGACCGACACCGCGACAATCGGGCCGTTCGTGATTTTCATCAACGTGTCCGGTGCGCTCGCGGTGCGCGTGGAGTGCGTGGTCCTCGCGGCGAACGTGTTCGACACGCTGTTCGGAACGACGGCCCTGAGTACCTACGCCGGCGGAGCGGTCGCAAGTGTAACCGCTGGGGTTACGGTTGCCACGAACAACGACAAGACCGGCTACAGCCTGGCCGCGAATCAGCACGTGATTGTGGACAGCGGAACGGTCACAACGGTCACGAACCCGGTGGACATCAGCGCGACGAGCGGAAACGCGCTCGTGTCGGCTACCGCTGCGGCCACTGCGACCGCAGTGTGGTCGGCCACAACACGAACGTTGAGCGCGTTCGCGTTCTCGGTGACCCTCACGAGTGACTATGACCCGGCGAAGACGGCTGCCCAGGCCTCGGAGTTGGTGAAGGTGCTCGCCGCGGTCTACGACTCGCTCACCGCGTCCGGGAACACCCTCACCCTGTCCAACGGGAAAACCCAAACCGTCGACGCGGCGGGGAACAGGACGCTCGCGTAATGGCCACACCACGGAGCGTAGCGAGCCACGGGTTGTTCCTGCCGTCCGGCGGCTCGTGTGACTACCCACTCGAAGAGGACGTGTTGCTCGGCGTGGTGTACGCGAACGGCGGCATGACCGGCACGTTCGGCACCCCGGACCCGGGCGCAACCAGCGTGCTCGATCGCATCCTATCGGCGGTCGTCTCGAAGGTGCAGTTGGACGGAACGACGGTCGGCCCCGCGCTCATGCCCGTGGTGAAGCGCAAGCTCCCGAAGAAAGAGGAGCGCGTTGACGCCGACTACCAGGTCACCGTGTCCGGCTCGGAGAACGTGGACGCCACGCGGCGCATCGCGTTCGGGCACGTGTTCCGGGTCGAGTACAGCGTGGAGATCACGCTCATCACGCCCAACGGGGACCAGCTCACGCACCTCGCCGACCACACGGTCTGGCGCGAGGCGACCCGGGCCGTGTTCATGGCCCCGAAGCCGCTGGCGGGCGTGCCCGAGGTGAAGCGCCTGGAGATCGTCGAGGCCCCGTTCCTCGACCGGTCCTTGCTCTCCCAGGGGTATGACTACGACCAGATCCAGCTCACCGTTTGGACCTTCGAGAACAGGAGCGGTTGATGAGCATCTCGCACACGATTCAACAGGTCTGGGGCGCGGGCTCGAACCAGATCGCGACCCAGAGCACGAAGACCGGCAGCGTCGAGCAGAACTCGTCGCTCGCGCTCGGCGTCGTCACGAACCAGGCGGTGGACCTGCAGTGGGCGCAGGCCAAGCTGCTGTCCATCTTCATCAAGACCGACCAGGACTGCACGCTCAAGATGAACAGCAGCGGCAGCCCGACCGACACCATCGCGCTCACCGCGGCCGTGCCGTTCGTCTGGGTGAAGGGCGGCGGAACCCCGTACCCGTTCACCGGGACCGCGGGCGCCATCACCGCGGCGTTCCTGACGACCACGGTGGCGACGAACGTTGAGATCCGCGTGCTACTCGACCTGTAAGAGGCCCCCATGCCGCTCTCGTCCTTCGACCTGCAGGTGAACAACACCTTCACGTTCACGGTCCCTGTGCCCAGTTGGGCGGACCTGACGCAGGGGGACAACCAGGTCACGTTCTCGCTCCCGGACCTGGACACCAGCGTTTGGGACGATGCTTACGCCGCGGTGCTCACCATCGCGGCGGCCGGCTCCACGACGATCGACCTGAAGAGCGTCGCGAACCTCGCGGGCGAAGCGGTCGCCTTTACGAAGGTGCTGGCGATCGTGCTAAAGGTCGCGGGCACCACGGGCGTGCTGAAGCTCACCCCGGGCGCGAGCAACGGGCTCGTGTGGTTCGCGGGCTCGACGGACGGGCTCGTGGTGCGCTCGGGCGAGTCGTTCACACTGGCCGGCAGCGCGACCGGTACCGGCGTCACCGTGGACGCGACGCACAAGACACTGACCTTCGCTAACACCGGCGCGACGTCCATCACCGTGACGGTGGTCATCGTCGGCTCAACACTGTGAGGCACCCATGCCCGACAACTTCATCAGCGGAAACGACAGCTACGTGAAGCTGGGCGCCGTGTCGTACAGCTTCGGCAAGTGGCGCCTGCCGGTCGAGGGCGGGGTGAAGAAGTTCTTCGCCTTCGGCCACAACTTCCAGCGCACCACGGCCGGCGGGGTGTCGGCCACCCCGGTCGTCGAGGGGCCGTACAACGCGGGCAACATGCCACTCGTCGTGAACGCGCTCGTGGAACTGCACCTCGGTTTCGCCGTGGGTGTGGAACTGGTGCTGAATGCGAGGTTGGCCAGCGTCGAGTTCAGCACGGAGATCAGCGCCGGGGGCGATCCCGGGCAGGTCAGTTGCACGTTCGAGAGCGACGGGGTGTTCACCATCGCGTACTCGTGATCGACCGGAATTCCGGTCGATTGGACCAGCATTTTACAATCTACAGCGGTGTTTTATGAGCGAGCGTAGCGCGGCCCTGGGCATCAAGGGGCCGCCCAAAACCATCGAGCACAACGGGAAGACGTACACCGTCGCGCCCGTGCTCACCCACGGCACCATGCTCGCCGTCGAGACGAAGTTGTACGAGCGCGCGAAGGCGGCCCTCCTGGAACTGCGCGACGTGTACCCGGCCGACGAGTACCTGAAGCGCGCCGACGAAATCCGCAAGCAGCGCGAGACCGGGCACTTCGCGTTCGAGTCCGAGCACACGATGGGGTTCCTGGAAACCACGCCGGGAACCGCGCTGCTGCTCTCCTGCATGATGAGCGCAGAACCGGCGGAGATCTTCGAGCTACTCGCCCACAAGCCGGAGGAGATGCGGACCATCCTCACCGAGGTAATGGAAGACTCGCTCCCGAAGGAGGCCATCGGCCCAAAACGGAAGGCCCCGGGGCCGGACCTGGCGCGCCGCAACCGCGGCCGGCGCTAACCCCCGGGGTTCTCACCGCTCAGTTCGCGATCCTCGTGAGCGAGTTCAAGGTTCCGCTCGGTGAGATCTACAACCTGAGCCCTCGTCAGGTGAAGGAGATCTACTTCCACGCGCGCGACAAGGACGGGGCCATTCAGGTTCCGGTGGGGTCACCGGGAATTCCCGCCGACCCGCGGGCGCGTCTCCAGCAGTTGCTCACGCTCGCGCCGGCACTGGGGGTGAGTGCGGACCAGCTCGATGAACTCAAGCGGCGACTGGAGGCGCTGAACAATGGCCCACAGTAACAATGACCTGCTCCTGAACCTGAACCGGCTCATGGGGCAGCAGATCGGCATCCTCCGCACCCTCACCCCGCTCGTCGGCCGCATCTCCGGGCAACTCAAGGACATGAAGGCGAGCGGTCCGGGTGGCCCGCCCCCACCGCGCCGGCGCCGTCCGGGGATCTTCGGTCAAATCGGGATGGCGATTAAGGGCGTACAGAAGACGATCGGGGCCATCAGCACAGTCGTTTCAACCGTGGTCGGGGCGTTTACCGCCCTGCCGCTCGCGCTCCTGGCGATCGTGAAGACGTCCGCCGCGTTCGTCCGAGCGCTCAACCCGTACCTCGTCGAGCAGTACGAGCGCGAGGTGAACAACCTGCGCGCCACCATCGGGTACGCGCTCGTCCCCATCATCAAGTACGCGACGAAGGCGGTGCGCGACTGGGCGGGCATCCTGCTCCCGTCCATCCAGGCCCTGCGCCCAATGGTCGAGGACATCGCGGCCGCTGTGGGCGGCGCGCTCCTCGGCGCGGTGCGAATCCTGGCCCGCCTCATGGAAGGGTTCGCGAAGGTGCTCCAGCCGCTCGTCGGAACCATCGAATCGAACATGCAGTCGTGGGGCGCGCTCCTCGATGTGATCGCGGCCGTGGTGGACGTCGTGGTCCAGTTCGGCGGGGCCATCAAGCTCTGGATCGACCTCTCGAAGAACTACGCGGAGAACCTGCGCCGCCTCGTCGTGGCGCTCTCCGTAGCCGCGACCCGAATCCTGAGCATGTTCGGCGGGGCCGACGCGGTGAAGCGATTCCGGGACTCACTGGCCGGTGCGATCGAGGCCCGCAAGAACCCGCCCCGGGGCCTATTGGCGGCCCCCACCGATGCCGCAGTCAGCTCGATCGAGGACATCGCCCGGAAGATGTCCGAGCGCGCGTTCGTGGCCGCCAACGGGGGCGGGGACGTCAAGCAGAGCGAAACCGAGCTTCTCGAAGAGATCCTGCGGAACGTGAACGAGACCAGCAAAGATCCGTGGAAGGGCCTCGTAAAGATCATCGCCGAGGGCGCGCGCGAGGGCGTGTACGGAACCGCGCGGGAAGGGTTCGCGAACAGCCCCGCGGGGCAGGCGCTCGGCTTCGTCCGGTCCGAGTCGGCCGGACTCTGGGACACGGCCAAGAGCGCGGTCGGGGACGCCTACCGCGAGGGCCGGGCGCGGTTCAACCGGTTCACACACGACCAACTGGGCGGTTACTAATGGCAGCACTGAAGTTCGTAGAAGTCACCGACCGGGACCAGGGCGGGATGCACACCAGCATCAGCCAGGAGGAGGGCCAGTCGGACGGCGCGTACCTGCTCGAAGGAGCGGACGACGCCACACCGCCTGCGGTGTCCGCGGTGGCGCAGGCCTTCGATACGCTCCTGGGCGGCGTATCGAATCTGGAACCGGACCTAGTGAACAGTGGCGTGGCGCACGCGGGTAAGGTCGTTCGCGCGCTCCCGCCGGTCCACCCGTTCCGGCCCGAGATGAGCGTCGCGGCCGTGAGCGACATGTGCGGGATCGGCCAACACGTCAACGGCACCGCGCTGAACGTGTTCGGGCTCGTTCCCATCACGAGCCAGTTCCCGCACTACACGAAGTACCTGTACAAGGTGAAGTTCACGAAGCGCCCGTACTTCCTGCTCCCGAACGAGAAGATCGGCACGTACAACGGCACGTACTTCAAGCCGGATGGGAGCAGCGTGAGCTTCGTGTACGCGGACGAATGGCGCCGGTTCACGAACACGACCTACACCCCGCTCCCGGACACCGTGTCGGCAACCGAACCGGCCGGCGCGATGACGTTCCGCACCGAAAGCGGTGGAACACCGAACGGCTTCAACTTTAACGGCTCGCCCTACATGAGCCTGCAAAACGGTATGCTCGAAACGTCGTGGTACCAGGTACCTGCAAGGTACGCGATGGACTTTACCATCGGCGGGACGACGTACAAGAGCTACCTGAACCGGTTCGTGGGCACCGTGAACCAGAACGACATCACCATCGGGGGACGGCTCTGCAAGGCCGGGAGCCTGCTGTTCCTCGGCGCGAGCCCGATACCCGGCCCCTACATGCCCGCGTCCCCGAAGATCCAGAAGCTGCTCGGCGCGCTCGCGGTCGGGCTGGACCAGAGCCTGATGGCCAACTTCAAGCTGCGCTGGATCCACACCGGGCGCGAAGCGACGGACGTGCCCAATTCGTCGAACGCGCTGCTTACGAACAAGAACTGGATCGCGGCCGGGCACAACCTGCAGCCGAACTACGCGACACGGAAGTTCGCGTATGTGGTCGGGCAAGGGCCAACCGACGCGGATAAGGCCCCGTGCTACGAGTCGTTCCCCCACGAACTGTTCTTCACGGATCCACTGCTTCAACAGCCCGCGGGACCGATCTAATGGAACCGGAACTGATCCGCGCCGAGATCACGGGCGTCAGCGGCGGGCTGTACTCGTGGGAAGAGCGCACCACGGACTACACGACCGGTGCCGACGCCGCACCCGCATCGGTGCGCAAGGGCACCACGTCGCTGAACCCGGCCGTGGAGATCAACGGGACCGCGGTACCGACCGGTACGAAGGTGTGGTTACGGAGGCGCGGATACGTTGGGGGAGGAATGCGATGGGAGTTCCAGTACGAGCCGGGCGGCGGAACCCCGTTCGTACCGACCGCCGCGGACGCGAGACTGCCCGTCTCGGCCAACCTCACGCTCAACGTCGGCGGCCAGGACATCCCGGGGGTGTCGATCACGCTCCCGGCGACGGGGCTGTACTTCGTTTACGGCCGGCTCACGTGCCAGGCCCGCGCGAGTGCGCTCACGTTCTCGCAGATGGACCTGTCGGCGCGCATTGGCACCGGGGCGGGCACCGGGTCCGACATCGGCGGAACCGTTTCGCTCATGCACATGATCCAGCAGACCGGGGTTTACTACACGCACACGACCTACATGGGCACGTACTACAGTGGCGCCGCGAGCGCCGTGCTCAGGCTCCAACTCCTCATCAACACGACCGCGGGAACACTGGACTTTTGCGCGGCGCAGGCCGCGGGGTACGGCGGCACGAGCATTGGGTACATCCGGCTCAATTGAAGGCGGATATTAGCGAGCACGCACCGCGAGAACTGTGCTCGTCTCGCCGGTGTTGAACACGAGTTCCACCGTCGGGTAGAACTTCTCCGCGGCCGCATCCCAGATGATGTCGCGGTTGGTGTACACCCACACTTCGTTGACTGTGCCACTCACTTCAAAAGTGCGGTCCGGAGCGCCGAACAGTTTCTTCACCGCGTCTCGCTTCATGCCTGAATAGGCGGGCGTTTTCGAGATCACACCCGCTTCGCGAGCAATCAGTTTCTCGCGAGCCTGCTTCAGAGTGAGTTTGCCCCCTACGCCGGGTTCGTGAGGTGCGGGTGCGAGCCCCTTTTGCCCTTCCGTCACCGGCCCTTCAGCGCGAGCCGGAGCAGTTGCCAACTTCTCGGTGGTGACTCCGTTGTTGCACCCAATCACCGCCACCAGCGCCAGGAGAGCCAGGAACCGCATAACGCCCCCAAACACAGAAAGCCCGCAGGATCACCTGCAGGCATCATAAGGGCGCGCTGGGGCCGTTCGCCAGGACGTAGTTGCGGCTACTTGCTCTCGTTGGGGTCCGGTAGCAAACCCCACTTGATGAACAACTCCGTCAGCGCCAGTTCCACAGTGCTGGTCAGGTCGAGGCGAACCAAGTTCTTCTGACGGAATGCGTCAATGAACTTGGGCACCAGATCACGCAAGGTCGGATCCATCCGGATGTTGACGGGAACGCCCGTTCGCCCGCCCCCGTCTGCATCACCTGGGTGCTTGGGAGGACGGCCGCGGGTGGACTTCTTCGGTTTCTCTTCAGCCATGCGGACCATCGTAATCTCCGCGATGCACGGAACCAGACACATGTAGTCTATTCGCGGTATCGTCTACGTCAAAATAGCAGTTGTCGCATTTCGATATTTTCGTGTTGACGAAAAGAGACGCGGTGTTATTATACGTGTGTGGCCCGACACAAACCGCAGACACGGAGAACCGCAATGACTTGCACGAGCAACGAGAACAAGGGTGTGATTCTGATGTGCCCGAAGTGCGAGTGCGTGTGCGTGGTGGAGTTCGACTTCGAGAACTTCATCTGCGACGAGTGCCAGGACGCGATGAACGCGGAGACCGCTGAGTAGCGGAAATGACGCGACCCGGTGGTGACGGCAATCACCTCCGGGCCGCTTCCCAAACCCCTTCTGAACCAAGGAGCTTGAGCAATGACCACTTTTACCGAATTGCTGGAACCGACCAAGAGCGAAAAGCACGGCTGCCTGATGTTCATGCCGGCGATCGCCGATTTCGGCATGAAGACCGGCACACTCATGATTTCCGGCAGCCGCAGCTACGCCGTCTATGACGTAGAAGAATTCCCCGCGGATCACGGCCGCGGATTCATGCTGTTCAAGAAGACCCCGGGCACCGACGTCACCGAGGACCGCTACGCCTGCTTCATCGGGAGCGATGATGTTGGTCGGTGTGAGTGCAAGGGCTGGGCTCGTTACGGCTCCTGTAAGCATCTCCAGAGCCTGTTCGCGCTCGTGCAGAACAACCAGATCTGATTCCCTCGGAATTCCGGTCGATTGAACCAACGTCGAACCGACGCGAATTCCCGTCGATTCGCCACCCATTAGACCGTCATTCGGCGTTCCAGAACTCATTAGATCTTCGGTCGGCGGGAATTCCCGCCGACCCTCATACACCTTTCCTCCTTCTGGGCTCTGTCATGGCTGACTGTCCCAAGGCCTCTCCCCGCAAGGTTTCGCGCCCGAAGCTGGATCCGTTTCACCGCCAGCAGCGCGATCAACAAGCCCTCGTGCGATGGCTGCTCCGCACTCACTGCGAGATCAGCGACGTCATTAACGCCTTCCACCAGGGCGCCTTCAACTGCGCGCTGGTGGATCGCACCAAACAGGTTCGCGTTGAGCTCGAAAGCGCGCTGTCCAACCTTGAAGAAGCGCTGTTCCTCGTCCCCACGCCTTACCCGCCTGATTTCGTCACGGAGGCCCTCCGCGATGCCTAAGACCAAGCCGAGTCCCTGCAAGCGCCACCCATCGCGCCGCGACCGCCTGGTGCGCTGGGCCGAGACATTGGACGAGGTGCTTCGCATCGGGGACGTGATCCGCACCGCCTACGCGGACGGCATCGTGAGCGAGGAAGCGGCCTCATGCGCGCTGCAGTGCCTCGACGAGGTGCGCCACGCGCTGGTGAATAACCTGTTCCCGGACAGCGAAGACGACTTGTGAGCGGCTCCTACCAACTGCCCCCAAAAGATGATAGCTTTGGGGGCGAATTCCTAGGATTTCAAGCGTTTCGCGGTTCCTACCAAGTTGCACTAACGGTCTGACGAGAGCGGCTGCTTGGAAATGCTTTTTCGCGTGGTAGAAAACGGGCTCAAACCCTTTGATTTCCAGCGTTTCATTGTTCGCTACATCTCGCAACCATCAACTTCTGGTTGATGCTTCAGGTGGTGCAAATGCACCAGGTGGTAAGCACTTACCAGGTGTAACAAATGTTACACCTGAGCCCGGTCTCGCACTCACGGCAGGTGAGGCATTTGCATCACCTGGGACAAATGTCCCACCTCAGGTGTTCGGATCCGAACACCTGAACCCCTCCCGTTAATTCCCGTTAACCCAACCCGACTCCCGTTTTGACCGTGTTTTCCTGCTTCAATAGTATTCGTTTGCATCGACCCCTCTGGCGCTGTAAACACTACGTTTACAAGGCTCTGGGGGCTTTTCGCGCTTCACCGTGCATACGTTCCTTCCACGGCAACCCGTTCACCATCACCGTCCAGCACTCTTCCAACGGCGTGATAGAATGCCACGTTCGCGGTTCAATGATCTCGTACCGGCTACCCGCGGTGAGCACGGTTTCGGTCACGGTGATCGGCTCTAGCGACTCCAGATCGGGCGTGAACCCGACCCACATTCGGTACGATCCTTCGAGGAGCGCGAACGCGCCCGGCCACGGGTGGGGGTGCGGGTACGCCTCGTGCGTCGCGCAGGGATCGAACTTGTGCAAGCTGATCCGGAGCCCGTCGGGAAGGTAACGGAACACGCGATACGTTGTGGGCTTCCGCCGGTTCACGATGAGCGAGTCCCACGCGGTCGGGTCGTCGAGCAGCGCGGGGAGCGATTCGAGTACGTCGGCGAGGGCGGAGAGCAT